TGGGGACCGGGTTTTTTGCAACACTGCATACGAGCTTCGTATTAAATGCCGTACACCAGAAAAGCTTTTCCACATCTCTCGCAAGAAGGAAAGGGTCCGAGGTAAGCAGTACCAGTCGATGGCGAACTGGATCGTAAGTATTGAGGCTATAGAGCCGTCAGACGGAGCTTGTATCGCGGTAGACCACCCATCTAGGTTGTTTATCACTGACGAATACGTCGTCACGCACAACAGTTATGCCATGCTGGCGGACCCGATGCGGTACTTCGGTAATAAGAATTTCTCTGGTATCCTCTTCCGACGCACGAACGACGAACTACGGGAACTGATCTGGAAGTCTCAGGAGATCTACCCCCGAGCCTTTCCCGGCGCGAAGTGGCAGGAGAAGAAGAGCCAGTGGGTATTCCCCAGCGGCGCAAGATTGTGGCTGACTTATCTGGAGCGCGACGAGGACGTTTTACGATATCAGGGGCAAAGTTTTGTTTGGATCGGCTTCGACGAACTGACCCAGTACCCGACGCCATTCGCCTTTGACTATATGCGGTCGCGTTTGCGTTCAACTGATCCTGATTTGCCACTTTCAATTCGTGCCACGACAAACCCCGGTGGGCCGGGACACTGCCTGACGCACGGCGAGGTACTCACCCCCGACAGAGGCTGGGTCGATATTTCTGTTATGCGTTCCGGGGACGCGATTTACTCCGTAGATGCGTCTGGTCAATTATTCGAGACCGTCGTGGACCATACTTATAAAAAGTGGGTCGACGAGGATATCGTAAAGGTCAATGCCCGCGGCCTCCGTATGTCAATTACGCAGGACCATAAGGTTGCTAAGGTTGGCGGGTCTCGGACCAATAAAAACGCACCGTATTCACTTGTACCTTTTTCAGATCTCCCGGGGCAGGCTACTATTTTAAGATCTGCTAGGTTTGAAGGCGCGGCGGATCAACGAGTAGAGATTGATCATACTGGAGGTCGGTTACGCAAGCTACAACAGCCTCACGACGTAGACGCACAAGATTACGCGGCCCTCGTGGGCTGGTACGTCGCGGAGGGCTATCGGGTTGGGCGTGATAAGGCCGTCGCTATTTCGCAATCCAAGCAGGCTGGCCGAGAGGCTATCGCGTCTTTACTGGATCGCATTGGGTATACTTACTCGGTGACGGACACAGATTTCATCATTTACTGCCCGTCTCTGTATGAGCATATGGCCCGATACGGTGATTATTGTCGCAATAAATCGCTGACGACAGAGTTCAAGAACTTCCCGGCGGATGTGTTGCAGGCTTTTTTCGACGCGGCCATGATGGGCGACGGCTCCGGGTCGTACTACTACACTACCTCCAAGAAACTGGCAGACGATTTTCAGGAGGTCGCCCTGAAGCTGGGGCGGATTGTATATTGCAGTACCCGGCAAAGGGAAGACCGCGAGGGCCTGACGTATCAAATCAGCACGAAAGTAACGAAGTCTGGCGGCACTGAAATTCTAACCGGGAACCATGTATATAACGTCGGCACCAGTACTAAACGATCTTCGGATGTAACGAAAGTACCGTACTCTGGCTACGTTTATTGCGTTGGAATCCCTGAGACCCACACTTTTGTAGCGCGGCAGGATGGTAGCGTTTGGATTAGCGGTAACACTTGGGTCAAGAGGATGTTCATTGACCCGGCCCCGGCCAACACTGCCTTCCCGGCAAAAAACCTCGAAAGTGGCGAGGATCTGGTCTACCCGGAAAGTCACGAAAAAGCTGGGCAGCCCCTCTTCTACCGCCGATTTATTCCAGCCCTACTGTATGACAACCCTTATCTGACGGCAGATGGTGCGTACGAGTCCAATCTACTCTCCCTGCCGGAAATGCAGCGCAGACAGCTTCTCGAAGGGGACTGGGCGATTGCGGACGGCGCGGCCTTCCCCGAATTCCGGCCCAACATCCACGTCGTCGAGCCTTTCGAGATACCAGACACTTGGCGTCGGTTCCGCAGCTGCGACTACGGCTACAGTTCCTTCTCGGCGGTCCACTGGTTCGCCATCGACCCCGCATACGAGACGCTGATCGTCTACCGCGAATTGTATGTTTCAAAGCACACCGGCAAAGACCTCGCCCGCGCAGTCCTGAATGCGGAGCGGGGGGAGAAGATCGACTACGGCGTATTGGACAGTTCGACGTGGCACCAGCGCGGCCAGATCGGCCCCAGTATCGCGGAGGAGATGATTTCGATGGGCTGCCGCTGGCGTCCATCTGACCGCACCAACGGCGCTCGGATCAACGGCAAGAACCGTTTCCACGAAGTACTGAAGGTGGATGAGGTAACCGGCCAGCCGGGGATCGTATTCTTCGATACCTGCCGCCAGATCATTGCCGACTTGCCGGTCATCCCTGCCGATCCTCGCGGAGGCGAAGACATCAATCCCAAATACGCCTCGGACCACGCCTACGACAGTGTTCGTTACGGCATCATGTCCCGCCCCAGAGCGTTCAGCCCCTTTCACGACGGACGCGGCGTACCGCAGAAGAAATGGCGTCCGGCAGTACCGGCATTTGGATACTAAGGAAGCACCTACATGGCACTAATGGACCCCCCCGGGCAGAACGTCTCCCCCGAAGATCAGACTGAGACGACCAACACCGTCCAGCTTGAGGAGGATGGCGACGTAGAGCAGGAGAACCTCGACTACGGTGGCCTGACGTCGATGGTGGAGGCGGCGTTCAGGAAGGCCAAGACCCGGCGTCAGTCCGACGAGGAACGCTGGCTTATGGCGTACCGAAACTACCGTGGCATCTATGGCCCGGATGTGCAGTTCACCGACACCGAGAAGTCTCAGGCATTCGTGAAGATCACGAAGACCAAGGTACTGGCTGCCTACGCGCAGGTAATCGACGTCCTGTTTGCGGGCAGCAAGTTTCCGATTGGCATTGAGCCTCCTCTGGACCCGGTGGGAGTGGCAGGCGAGGTGAACTACGACCCCAATCTCCTGACGGATGAGAAGGTTAAGGAGAAGGCGGACGTGGACTACGACGTCCCCCGCAAGTATTCCCGCCCCGACATCGAAAAGGATCTGGGCATCTACGCCGACACTCTGGAGCCGGTCGCCGACGAACTGGTGTCCGGCGCGTCGGCCTCCCAGACCGCCGCCACATTCGAGCCAGCCAAGAAAGCGGCCCGGAAGATGGAGAACAAGATGCACGGCCAGCTTGAGGAGAGTCAGGCGTCCAAGCATTTGCGGTTCTGCGCCTTCGAAGGCTGCCTGTTTGGCACCGGCCTGCTGAAGGGTCCGTTTGCCTTCGACAAGGAGTACCCCGGATGGAGTGAAGAGGGCGACTACACCCCCGAATTCCGCACCATCCCCAAGGTCGAGGCGGTGTCAATCTGGGACTTTTACCCAGACCCCGACGCCCGTAACATGGCGGAATCCGAATTCACGGTCCAGCGCCACCGACTGAACAAGAGCCAGATGCGGGCGTTGAAAAACCGCCCCGCCTTTCGCGAGGAAAGCATCGAACTGGCGATTGATTACGGCCCCAATTACACGCCCGAGCATTGGGAGCAGATCCTCGACGACAGCGAACACGTCGAGAGTGTGGACCGATTTGAGGTGCTGGAATACTGGGGTATTGTGGATGCGGAGGTGGCGGAAGAAGCGGACCTCGAAATCCCCAAGGAGTTTGAGGACGCTGATGAGGTACAGATTAATGCGTGGATTTGCAATGGCCAGATCCTGCGTCTGGTATTGAACCCGTTTACGCCCAATCGCCTACCCTACCACGCCGTGCCGTATGAAATGAACCCCTACAGCTTCTTCGGCGTCGGCGTGGCGGAGAACATGGACGACACGCAGTTGCTGATGAATGGCTTCATGCGTATGGCGGTCGATAACGGCGCTCTGTCTGGCAATCTCATGGTCGAAGTGGACGAAACCAACCTCGTACCCGGCCAAGATATGGACATTTACCCGGGTAAGATCTGGCGCAGGCAGGCAGGCGCGCCCGGGCAGGCCGTATTTGGCACCAAATTCCCCAATGTCAGCAACGAACTTCTGATGATGTTCGACAAGGCGCGGCAGCTGGCCGACGAGGCCACTGGAATGCCCTCATACGCCCACGGTATTGGCGGCGTGATGGGCGTCGGTCGCACGGCGTCTGGTATGTCGATGCTGATGGGCGCGGCGGCGCAGAATATCAAGGCGGTGGTGCGGAATATCGACGATTACCTGCTGGCCCCGCTGGGAAAGGCGATGTTCGCCTTCAATATGCAGTTCAACTTCGACAAGGAGTTCGCACAAGCACCTCTGGAGGTCAAGGCGCGCGGCACTGAGAGCCTGATGCGTAACGAAGTACGGTCCCAGCGCCTCCTGCAGTTCATGCAGATGACGGCAAATCCGGTTATGCAGCCCTTCGTGAAGTATGACTACATTCTCCGCGAGTTGGCGGCGTCGATGGATCTGGATGAGGATAAGATCCTCAACGATCCCCGCGAGGCGGTCATTCAGGCGAAGATGATGGCCGAGATTCAGGAGTTGATGCCCCAGCCGCCCCAACAGGAGCAGGCCGGACCCGGTCAAGGTCAAGGTGGCCCCGCCCCCGGCGGTCCTCCGGCCCCGAGTGACCCCACTGGCACGGGCAACGGCAATGTGGCCCCCGGAGCGGCCCCAGAACCCGGCGCAGCAGGCTTCACAGGAGCCGGTGGAGGCGCAAATGGGGGT